CAGCACACAACGCTTGACGAATACGGCAATCAGATCCCAGGCGACGCATCCGTCGTCCAGATTTTTGGTTATCTCGAGCAGATTACTAGCGTTGAAACTCTAGTTGATCGTGACGTTATCGTTTCTGCTTGGCATGCTTTCCTGCCTGCCGGCACCGACATAAATGCTTACGACCGCATCAAGTTTGCTAATCAGACCTTTGAAGTTGATGGTGCTCCATGGAGCGTGTACAACCCTCGCTCAGGTTCGGTCTCGCACATTCAAACCAACTTGAAGGTTGTTCAGTGATGGATGACATCGAGTTCATTCCTAATCCGCAGCTGGAAAAGGATTTGCATACTTTCAAGCCGGTCACAGAAAGCACAGAAAAAGCAGCGAATGTTATTGCTGCCGCAGCTCGTGAGCTGGCTCCTGTAGATACGGGAGCTTATCGGGACAGCATCACAGTCGACAAGCCGAGTCAGAAGAATGGTGTTGCCCGCGTTGTGGCGACAGACCAGAAATCTTCTTGGATTGAGTTTGGCAATCACCACACCAACCAGCCCGCTCAATACGTGCTGCGTACTGCAGTTGAAATGACTGGCCACAAGTTCAAGAAGGGCAAGTAACCTATGGCAATGCCTATTCGCGTCCAGCCGGACGCTGAACTTGCTGTAATCCAATACTTGCGCAGCCGTTCCGAAGTTACTTCGCTTGTTCCGTCTTCACGGATTACTACTGCGATTCCGCAAGAACCCACTTACCCCTGTGTGACTGTGACCCGTATCGGTGGCGGTAGCACAAGTTGGGGTCAAATCGACGAGCCGGCCATCCAGGTAGATGTGTGGGGCGGCTCTCGCTATTTATGCCAGCAGATTGCGCGTACTGTTCGTGCCTGCATTCTGGCTCTAGCCAACGACACCGTGTCCGAGGGAACGCTTGCGAGCGGTTTCGAGGAAGTCGGACCGCAATGGTTTCCCGATTCGGTCGTTGTTCCACCCTTGCCTCGCTATGTGGCGCGGTATCGGGTGCTTCTCCACAAGTAAACAAATCAAGTAAAGGAATCAGATGCCTGCTCCAGACGGCTCCAAGATTAAGATTGCCGGTACCGGTGCCATTTGGTACGGCCCTACTGGTACCACTCTTCCTACTGACTCGACCACTGCACTGAACGCTGCGTTCGTCAACATTGGTTATGTCAAGGATGGCTTCACTCTCGCTCAGGAACTCACCACTAAGGAAGTTACCGGCTGGCAGAACCTTGACGTTCTGAAGCTTATCCCTACCAAGATTGCTCGTTCAGCAAAGTTTTCGGCCATTGAGTCGAGCAAGACTGCTGTTCAGCTGGCTTGGGGCAACGCTGTTGTCACTGTAGCCACCACCCCTGCCTATTCGCTGGTGTTCCCTGCGAACCAGACTTCTCAGGAGTTCATCCTGGTGCTCGACTGGTCGGACGGCTCCGCTACTCAGCGCATCGTCTTCAAGCGTGCCGTATTCAAGAGCCTCCCGGCTGTTCAGTTCTCGCGTATGGACGAGATTAACTACGACATGGAGATCCAGGCTATTACCCCAACCGACGGCTCTTACCCAATCGCCGTATACGGTTCGGACGCTGGAGTTGTCGCTTAATCATGGCTATCGTCACCTCTCTGCCTGAAGGGGCATCTGTTCTTGACCTAGCCGCCGAGCGTGCTGCACGCGCTGAGGCTCGTGCCACCCAGGGGCTGGGAGATCCGTTCGTGAAGGTTGACGCCGGATACGTTCAGGTTCACCCTGAAGCTCCAATCGCGGCAGCATTCATGCTTCAGGACGGCAAAGTCAAGGAAGGTCTAGCCCTGCTGCTAGTCGACCCTGACGACGTCGAGATTCTTTGGCCCACTCTTTCCCAGGCTGACTTCGAGGCTCTTTCGAACTTCATCACTGGTAAGACCGTGGGGGAATCCGAGGCTTAGCCGAAGTTCTTAGCGGAAACTTTGAGGCGTTAGAAGCCGATTTTCAACGCTATTACGGGCTGGACCTGCGGCAACTCTGTTGGGGTGTAAACCCTTGGGGTTGCCGTAGGCTCCTCGCCTTTATCCGGGGCATTCCTCCAAAAGAGTCTGCGTTTGCACGCAAACTTCTGGGTGACGCTGCCGGATGGGATAACCAGGTGGAGTTGACTGCTCTGTTGGTTGATTTGTCTCAACTTATTTTCAAGGCCTTGGGTGGTGACATGGAGTTCACGCCTATTGAGAGGCCTTTCGCTTCTGCACCTGCCGAGCCTGAAAAGACGGTGAATGCGAGCGAGATTATGGACTTCTTGAAAGGTATCTAATGGCTGGTGGACTTAGCGCAGGTCAAGTCTCTGTAGCGGTTAAGCCTGATACTTCCAAGTTTTCCGGTGATTTGAAGTCTGGCATTCTTGGCGGTGCCAGCGGTCTCGGCGATAGCTTAGGCAAGACCCTGCTGAAGGGTTTGGGTTTGGTTGGTATTGCGACCTCTATTGGTGGCGCAATCAAGACCGGCTTTGGTGAACTGTCTGACGCTTCCAAGGGCACGGCGCAGTTGGCGGCCGGAATCAAATCAACAGGTGATGCAGCTCACGTTACTGTTGATGGTTTGAACAGTTTGGCATCGTCCATTCAGGGCTATTCCGGCCAGACTGACGACTCCATCGTCAAGTCTGAGCAGCTGCTGTTAACGTTCACTAACATCAAAAACAATGTTGGTGCCGGCAATGACATTTTCAATCAGGCAACTAAGGCTACTGCTGACTTGGCGGCCAAGATGGGTGGCGACGCCTCGGGCGCAGCCATTCAACTAGGTAAAGCTTTGAACGACCCTTCGAAGGGTATTACTGCGCTTACTCGTGTTGGCGTTTCGTTCACTGAGCAGCAGAAGAACCAAATCAAGGCAATGCAGGCTTCGGGCGACACTATGGGTGCGCAGAAGATTATCTTGGGTGAACTGAACAAAGAGTTCGGTGGCGCAGCTGCAGCATACGGCCAGTCCCTGCCAGGCATGATTGACCGCATGAAGAGGTCCTGGGAGGACCTCACTCAAACTCTTGCTGGCACACTCCTGCCTATTATCAACCCGATTCTTACTGGCCTATTGGCTTTGTTCCAAAAGGTTCAGCCAGTTGTCCAGCGTTTTGCAGACAAGATGACTGGGTTCTTCACTCAACTGGCGTCCGGCGGTTTATCTTTCCAGGGCGTTTTGAAGATGATTACTGCCGGGGTAAGCAACTTCCTGTCTGGTGGCGGGCTAGCTAACATCATCCAAAGCATGGGTGACTTCCGCACCAAGCTCGTGAACGCTCTGGTAGACATCCTGCCTACCATCATTCAAGGATTGGCAAACACCGCCACCAAGCTTTTGCCAGAGCTTGTCCAGTCGTATCTGCAAATGATTCCACAACTGCTGATCACTGCACAGAAACTGTTTGGCGCACTGATTACGGCACTCAGCACAGTCATCCCTCAGTTGCTTGGATCAATTGTGGCGATGCTGCCGAGGATTGTGTCTAGCTTGACGACGATGCTTCCTGGCGTAATCCAAGGTGCTTTGGACTTGTTCTTCGGTTTGGTTCAGGGTCTTGTCAAGGCTCTTCCTAAACTGTTGACTGCCATTGTTGATTCGCTGCCGAAGATTATCTCTTCGATTGTTTCAATGCTTCCCGACATTATTCAGGGCGCAATCAAACTATTTGTTGGTTTGATTACCGGTCTAATGCAAGTCACCCCAGATTTGGTGAAAGCCGTTATCGGTATGGTTCCTGTGCTGGTGAAGGCATTGTTGAACTCACTTCCGCTGATTGTTGAGGCTGGCTTCCAGATTGTCACGGGCCTCATCAAGGGCATCCTGGACAATGCGCCCGCTCTTATTGCTAAGGCTGCCTCTACTTTGGGCTCGACTCTGGTGAGTGCGGTCAAAGCCGTCCTGGGTATCCATTCGCCTTCGCTGGTGTTCCATGAAATCGGTGGCTTTGTTGCCGAGGGTATGCAGAACGGTATCACTGAAGGTTCGACAGGGGTTATTGCTACTGCCGGGCGTATGAGCGCAGACATGGTCGATCGCGTTAAGGAATCGCTAACAACTCTGCGTGACGCTGCAGCTACTGCTGTAGCAGACGCAAAGAAGGCTTTGTCCGACTATGCAAGTTCTGTAAAGGATGCGCTCTCGGGCGGCATCAACTTTTCGCAGGCTCTTTCCG